GGTTGACGGCCCACACGCGGGTGTTGTCGGTGACCGCGCCGGTCTGCTTGTCCAACGTCTCGGCCATCTCGGCGACCCGGGCCCGCGCTTTCGACTGGCTTATCGCGAACGCGCCGAGCACGGTCACTGCGGCGGCCAGGGCGAGCCCCCATGGCCCGGCCAGCAGCGAACCCACCCGGCCGAGCGCGCCCGAGGTGGCGACGGTGGCGGCAGCCAGCCGCCCTTGCGATGTGGCGAGGGTGTCGATGGCCGCCTTGTAGGCGGCGATCTTCGGTACGGCGATCAGCGCGGCGCCGCCGCCGAGCAGCAGCGCCGCCGACAGGGCGGCGATCACCGCAAGCGCCGTCTTCAGCGGGCCCGGCAGGTCACCCAACACGTCGGACAGTGAGCCGAGCATGTCGGCCGCCGCGCCCACCGCCGGCAGGAACGCCTGCCCGATGTCGATGGCGAAGTCGTTGAGCTGGTTGCGGGCGATTCGGATCTGCGCCTCGGTGGTCTGATACCTGCGCTCCGCCTCCTTCGTCAGCGCGTTGTTATCGGCCCACGCCCGGTTGCCGGCCTGCAGCGTCTGCGCCGTCAACTGCCCGGCGCCGGACAGCCGCAGCAGCGCGTCCCGCACTCGGATCTCCGATAGGCCCAGATCCTCCAGGGTGGCGAACACGTTGCCGCCGGCCGCATTCATCCGGCCGAGACCTTCGATAAACGCGGTGATTGCGCCCGCGGCGTCGGTTTGGAACTTGGTGCGGAACTGGTCGGCGGTCAGCCCCGACACCGCGGCGAACTCGTCGAGGGCGTCGCCGCCGTCGCGCACCGCCTGGTCGATGGTGATAAACGCGCGGGAGATCGCCGACCCGCCCGCCTCCGCCTCGATGCCCACCGACGACAGCGCCGCCCCAAACGAGAGCACCTGCGCCTCGGTCAGGCCGACGGTGTGGCCGGCGCCGGAGATCCGCAGCGACATGGCCAGGATCTCCGACTCGGTAGCCGCCGACTTGTTGCCCAGGTCCACCAGGGTTGAGCCGAGCCGGCGCACGTTCTCCGGCGCGGTCTGCATCACGTTCATCATCCGGGCCAGCCCGTCGGCGGCCTCGGTCGCGGACAGGTCGGTCGCCTCACCCAAGTCGATCATGGTCTTGGTGAAGCCGGCGATGTCCTGCCGGGCCACGCCGAGCGCGCCGGCCTCCGCGGCCACCCCGGCGATCTCGGTGGCGGTGGCGGGCAGCACCTTCGCCAGTCCGCGCAGCTGCCCCTCCAGCGCCTGCATCTGCTCCGGGGAGCCTTCGACGACCTTGGCGACGCCGGCCCACGCCGACTCCCACGCGATTGCGGCCCGGGCGGCGATGGCCAGGCCGGCGCCGATCGCCGCACCGGCGACGAGCATGCCGCGGCCGATCTGCGCCGACGCTTGGTCGACCCGCTTCTGCCGGGCCTCCAGCTTGGCTAGCTCCCGCTCGAAGACGCTGGCGGACTTCTCGGCGCTCTTGAATCCGGCGTTGAGGCCGGATGGGTCGGCGGTGAGCCGATAGGAGATGTCCTTGGATAGGGCCTGCGTCATCCGACGATCACCACCCCCGACGTAGCAGCGACCGCGGGGACAGTCACAGCCGCGGGTGCGGATGTCGGCTCCAGCTCGGCTGGCTGCGGACGCTGCAAGGTCACGTACAGGCCGGGCAGCTTCGGCCCGCCGCCTTCATCCATCTGCTTCTGCCGGCGTTGCATCGTCGCGCAGCCCTTACACCAGCGCAGCGCCGCCACATACGCGCCCGCGTCGGCGGCCCACTCCTGCGAGCGGGTGCCGCAATGCGGGCAACGGTCCCGCTCCCGCAGGTAATGCCAGATCGCCTTATCCCGATCGTCTTTCGACCAGCGCAGGAACGCCGAATGGGGCACTCGGTAGTCGTGGGCGACCGCCACCTCGAGGCCGAGCTGCGGGTCCAGCTCTAGCCTTTTGGGAGCACCAGCGGATCCGCGGCCCGCACCCGCTCGTTGACCGCCAACGCCGCCACGTACAGGCCCTGCCGCTCGCCCTGCGACACGTGCCCGTCCAGAAACTCGGCCCAGTCCTGCTCGGACATATCCGACTCGACGCACATGGCCAGCAGCGCCGGCCGGAACGTTTCCGGGTTCCAAATCTCCGGCGGATCCTTGGTGGCCTGCTCAAGGGTGGGCGGGTGCGCGGCCTGCAGCGCCTCGTACACGCCGGGGCGCAGCGCGCGCAGCACCACGGTCACGTAGCAGCCGTCCACGGCCTCCTGCGCCGCCTGGACGGCCGCGTCGGCCTGTTCTAGCTCGAGCAGGTCCGGCTCATCGCGGATGACGATCTGCCGGCGCGCCGCCTGCGCCTGCTCGAGAGCGGCGATCGCCTCGTTCGGGTCGTCGACGAGCAGCCGGAACGGCAGCGACGGCCGCTCGCGCGTGGCCAGCCGCTGCCGCAGACTCGGCGTCGACCCGTTGCCCTGCATCAGGCCGGGATGGTGAGGTCTTCGGCGGGGATGCGGGTCAGCGAGAAGTCGAGCGTTATCAGCGCTGGCCCGCCGGTGACGTCGATCGGCTTCGAGACGGCCGCCACCTCGTACGGGTAGACGTCCATCTTCTGGGTGGGAACGTCGCCGCCGGCCAGGTGCACGATGTAGCCGACGTGGCCGCGGGCCAGCACCGACCGCACATCGACCGTGTTGCTGGACGCGTAGAACACGATCTGGGCATCGCCGGTCTCGATCCGGCCGGAGATCTTGGAGACGAACTTCTTGCCCAGGTCCGGCACCGGCACCCGGTTCGCCGACACACCCCAGTTGGGCATCTCGGCGATCTCGTCGGACAGGTCGAGGCCGGCGTTGAGCTCGGCGCGGGTGACCGCCGTCAGGTACGACGCGATCGTGTCCACGTTGTAGATCTTCGCCTTCTCCGGGTGGATGTAGCGCGACGCGGCGGTCAACTTCGGGGGGGCCATCGGTTACTCCTGCGACTCGTTGGCGACCGGCTCGGGCTCCGGCTCGGCGGGCTGCTCCGCCTCGACCGGTACGCCGGCGTCGCGGAGGAGGCTCTGGATCTGCTCGCGGGTCGCGCCGTCGGGCACCTCGACGCCGCGGCTGGCTGCGTACGCCGCCCAGGCGTCCACACCGGACCCCGCGCCACCCTTCGGCGGCGGACCCTCGACCGGCATCTCAGCTACCGCCTCGGCGAGCGGTTCGGGCTCCACCGGCGCCCAGCCGGCCAGCATGCGGGCGGCGACACCGCCGGGGAACACCCGGATGGGCTGCTCGGGCAGGTTCGGGTGGCGCATCTCCACCAGCCCGTCCTCGGCGATCACGTCGCGGGCCACATAGACCACCTTCCCTTCGGCGTTGAGTCCGGCGTTCACGTACCGCTCCGGGTCGGGGGCAGTCATCGGGGTCTCCCTGCTCACGCCAACACGGCGTACTGGAAAGTGGCGCCCGTGACCGAGAAGGTCACAAGGGTGACCAACCCGTCGACGGGATCGCGGTACGTGTCATCGGCGGGGATGCGCAGCGCGTTGAACCCCGTAGTCGCGGCGACCGTGTTGCTGACCCGGTCGGCGACGGCCAGGTCGCCGTCGAGGACCTTGGGCGTTCCGATGGTGACAGTCTGGGTGGAGCCGCTGGTGTTCTTCAGGATAAGCAGTACACCGGGGGCGACCTTGTCGCCGTTGGCGGCGTTGATCCAGGTGAGGGCGACGCCCTTGCTATCGGGGACCTGCGTCGGCTGGGTTGCCATTCAACGTCTCCTAGCTGAATCCGTGCCGGCGGGCGGCGTCGTCGACAACCTCGGCGACGGCCCGCCCGACCGCCTCCCGGTTGGCCTGCACCGCCGGCCAGTCAAACGGCCGCGCCGCCTGCGTGTACCAGTGCTCGCGGTCGCCGAACAGCGGATGTCGGAAGGTGCGGCCCAGCAGCCCCTCATAGGGGCGGGCGTGAGGTGCCCGCTTCGCCGACGTGGACAGGATCACCCCGGAGCGTTTCTGGCCGTACAGCACCTTGAGCGTGGTCGCCGCCGGGATCCGGTGCGACCAGGAGGCGTTCGACCGGGCCTGGGTGAGGACCGGTGCGGCCGCCTTACGGATGGCGGGGCCGACGTCGCGGCGTACCTCGCGGGGGATGGCGCGCAGATCCGTCACGATGCTCTGCTGCACACCGAGCGGCACGCCCACCACCTCCCTACGAATCGTAGGGTACGCGCACCGGGGACGGTGTATTCGTAGGCGACGACGGTTCTAGTGCACCAGCACCGTCAGGGAAAAGATCCCGCCGAAGTACTGCAGGACGCCCACCTCCTCGAGCCCCAGTGGACGGAACCCGGTCACCGAGCAGTCACCGACCAGCCCGCCCAGGGTGCGGTTGCGGGCGAACAGCTCCCGCACCGACTTCGGCCCGTCCGGGTCGGCGTACGACGCGAGCTGTCGCTGCCCCTCCCGGCTGATCGCCGCCGATGTCACCAGAGTCAGGCCGAACAGGTAGG